TCCAGTTGAAAAGCTATTTTTAAAGTACCAACCAAATTGCCCAGAAGCATTACTTGATGCAGTTGGAACTGTTAAAGGCGGTTTTCCATCAGCATAGACCGCTGGTGAGTTATAAACATTTAATTGATTTATTTGTTTACTTGCCGTAGAAGGTAGGTCTGCCCAACCACAAGAATTATTACTATAAGTTAAAACTTGATTATCCTCTCCAGTGCCTAATAATGATATAGTTGAACCCCAAACAGCTGGTTGTCCTGCACCACCAGAAGTTAAAATATCTCCAGCAGTTCCAACATTACCAGTCCATGCACCAGCACTATATTCTGTATTTAATGATAATGACCCATCTGCTAAAATAGATACTGCTTTTGCACCACCAGCATATCCAAGATGGACTGCATTATAAATGTTAGAATTAGCATTAAAATTAGGAACTATACTAATACCACCTTCCAAACTTGCTAAATATGTCATCTCAACTGCCTCTGATATATAAGGAGCACCATCGTATGTGCTATTATTTAGACCAAGAACAGTATAATGACTTGTTTCAGTAGCATTATCCATGCTCAAATACAAATTGACTGACCCGTTAGGATTGAGATTTTGTGCAGTAAGTGCCGAGTAAGTTCCAGCATACGTTGCCGATGCGGTAATTTCAGTTTGAACCGTTGGGGTATAAGAAAGTGACGACCCAAGTTGTAAAGTGGGGTCTAATGCACCAAAAGATGAATATGTTATATTTGCATTACCAGTTATAGACGTTCCATTGCTACTAATTAGCACCGAGTTGGGTGCGACACTAATGTCTTTTACTGATACACCATTAAAAGTCAAATCGGTAGCGGACAAAATTGCTACATCTTCATCTGTTATTTCAATATATGTTCCACTGATGGTAGTCGTTTTTGTGATGACTGGGTCAAGAGTATAAGTCGCTAAAATGGGTTGTGATAATCCACTCAAATCCGCAGTATCAATGATTCCAGTATCATCGGGCTCTGTAGTAATTCTTGCGGATTGAGTAGTTAGGGCGGTCAAATAGTAAGTTACTCCTTGAATCATGTTAGCGGTGTTTTGATTGACTCTCACTGGATTTCCAAATCCACTCAGATTCCAAGGAGCACCATTTATAGGAGTTTCAAAAATGACAAATAAAGGACCACTCGCAGTGACATTTGGTAAATCTAATAAAGTTCCAGTTTGTGTGCTATTATCAACTGTAATATTGTTACTTGCGTTCAAATTATCAGCAGATAAAGAGTCAATGTATCTCACATCATTATAATTCATATTTACTAAAGTAGTCGCTGGAAAGGTAGACCATAAAGATGCATCTGCTGCGTCACCTTGTGGACCAGTTGCGCCAGTATCTCCCATTGAGCCAGTCATTCCAGTTGGTCCCATTAATCCAGTTAGTCCCATATTTCCAGTTGCTCCAGTTGGCCCCATATTTCCAGTTGAACCAGTCATTCCAGTTGGTCCCATATTTCCAGTTGAACCAGTCATTCCAGTTGAACCAGTCATTCCAGTTGAACCAGTATCTCCCATACTCCCAGTTGCCCCCATATTTCCAGTTGCGCCAGTATCTCCCATACTCCCAGTTGCCCCCATATTTCCCGTTGCTCCAGTTGGCCCCATACTCCCAGTTGCCCCCATATTTCCAGTTGCTCCAGTTGGCCCCATACTCCCAGTTGCCCCCATATTTCCAGTTGCACCAGTTGCACCAGTTGCCCCAGTTGCTCCAGTTGAAGATGCCGCGCCATCTTGCCCCCTTGCTCCAGTTGCTCCAGTTGCTCCAACACTACCAGTTGCACCAGTTGCCCCAGTTGCTCCAGTATTTCCTACTGCACTAACTAATTGAGACCCATCGCTAAAAATAATTCCACCTGGTGTTGATATTCTAAATTGTTTAGCTTTAACATATTGAATTCCACTTTGTTCAAACGCAAAACTATTACCATTTTGTATAGCAGATTTTAATGACATTCTTAATCTTTTACCGCTCTACGATAAACTTCGTTTCTCTTCGAGCTTCAAAAGCTTTACCAAAAATTTAATTTATAAAAATTATTTTCTAAATTTTAAACTTGTTATATATATTAGTATAAATACTTTTAAAAAAAAATATATTAAGTATTATTTTTTTGGTAAAGCTTTTTTAGGTTGAAGAAATACGAAGTATTTCGTAAACCGACAAAAAAGGTTAGTTATTTATTTAAAATTAATTTACTTAATTCTAATACTTTTTTATCCGGTGATAAATTGCCTTCTGTAATCATATTATTATATTCATCAGTATCCATATCTAAAAAACAACTACGGACACAACAATGACGCCCACAACTTGCAACATTTTTATCATTTGATTGATGTTTATATTCATTATAGTAAATATTAAATCCACTATCATATAATTCTTTTAATAAAAATGGCTCTTCTTGGTGAACTGATTTTAAAACATCTTCTGATACGTATTTTTTCCATTCTTTAGAATCTGGGGTATTTCCATATGAATCATAAATATATAGACCCTTTTCATTTCCTTCTTTTTTTAGCCATATTAATACCCAATGCCCATAGGTTTCGCTTTGTCTTACTAAAAATATACATGCATTAGATGGGCTTGATAATAATACATTTAATACACCATCATCAACTAACTCGCTATATGTCATAACTGGTATATCATTTTCTACAAATTCGCGTATATCTGAATCCGTTAAGCTGTAATTCATTTTCAATATGCTTTAATTGCTTATTACTATTATATATGTTAAAAATTCCAAATGTAAAAAATCCAGAATAAAAACTTAAATAAAAATTCTTCATTTATATTTATATATATATAACACTTTTTAAAAAAAAATGTCTCAAAAAATTCAAATCGTAAATTTAGTTGATAGCCCAAAGAAAGACAAACGCTATAGAGTATTTTTAAATGATGGTTCAAAATATGATTTTGGTCTCAAAGATTATGCTAATGGGACATACATAGACCACGGCGACAAAAAAATTAGATTTAATTATTGGGCTCGTCATCTTAAAAATCATAATGAACAACATTTAATAGATAATCTCATTCCGAGCCCTGCATTATTCTCAGCTGCATTATTATGGGGCAAATCTACTAATTTAGATAAGAATGTAAAAGAATTAAACATACTCTTTAATAAGTTTTTGTAAAATTGCTTTTATTAATTTTGGGGGAATACTATATCTATCATCTAATTTTAAATCTACAACTGGTATAATCATATCTGGATTTGGGCACGGTGCAACTTCTTTTAATCCTAATCCACCTGGGACATTATTGAAAAAATCAGTTAATTTTCTTTTTTTATCACCGTATAAACAATACAAAGTTGTTGATAAATTTAATTTTTTCATTTTTTTATCATTTCTCATCATACCCTTTGGATTCTCAATTACAAATAATAAATCTGGATTTAATTTTTTAAAAAAAGTAATAATTTCTAATGTCTTATATAAAATCATCGTTCCAACTTTTGCACGTTCGCTATATGGTGTTGCTGTTTTTGGATTTCGTTCTCGTAATGGATATGCTAATGGGCTATATGTATTACACGGTGGAGATGCCCAAATAAAGTCTGGGATAAATTTAGTTCTTTTTTGCCACTTTTTATAATCCCATAATAATATATCAACTAATATATCTGGTTCATATTTATCAACAAAATCTAATGACACTGATTGTATACCCATTTTATGGGCAACTTTTCCAACTGAACCTGTCCCTTTAAATAATTCTAAAATTGATAATGACATTTTTTATCTGAATTATAGCATATATATTTATATTATTTTTTTATATTTTATATTTATTATTTTTATTATTCTAGAACAAATTAGCATATAATGCGTTTGGGAAAAAAGGGGATTCAGAATTTTTACTATAAGAACATTTCCGTTTCCCCCTTTTTCCCAAAAGTATATAGAACGATATATAACAAAAAAATAAGTATATATATGCTATAATTCAGTTTATATTTTTACTGTATTTATCTAAGACCTAAACTTTCTTCAGCATCCATTTGTGCTCTCTTCTTATCAATAATTGATTTCTTTTTAAAAGTTGCACTGACATCATCGTGATTATAAATTGCAGCTCTATGTTCACCTAATAACATTTGTGGAACTGATGTGAGTAATGTAATATTTCGTCCCCAATCTGAGTTTTTTAAATAGTTTCTCATTTCTTCTGGAATACTTAAATGGTGTGTTAACATATATGTCAAATTGCGCGATGTGCCAAGCTGTGGGAACCAAATAACGCCATTTAATTCTGTTAAAATCATTCTCGTTTGCTTTCCATTCGCACTACGATGTGAGATAAATAAAGTATTTATTCCTCTTTTTCTCCCACAAGTTAAACAACTTTCAACTAATCCTTCTAATGCTTTCAATCGTTTTTTATCAACAATACCCTCAATATCATCAAATACAACTACTGATTTTTTTGAACCGGTTTTATTAGTTAAATCATCTAATGTTAATGGATTTTCTGCAAATTCATCATCAACACAAATACGTAAATGTGGTATGCCTTCAAATGCTGGGTCATCAATATTATCCGCACTAATAATAATTTTATATTCTGGCTCAACATCAAATATTTGGTCAAATGCTTTCAAATAATCCGCACATATAGTTGATTTTCCACTCCCTGCTGGTCCAGTTATAAATAAAGAATTTACAAGATTTTCGCGTGTTTCTGGACACATTTTAAATTCTAAATCTGATGGCAATTCAACTAATTCTTCACCGCCTTCTAATGTCTCCATACACTTTAAAAATCCAACTGGCTTACCACTTGCTTTTTCTTGTATAATAGCAACTGGACGGCCTAATATCTTCTTAGCCCCTTTCTTTCCTAATTTTTCAATGAATAATGACATTTTTTTTTCAAGTAAATAATTTTTATTATTTATAAAATATATAAATATATATATAATAATATAAAATAAAATATATTTTATTTAAAATAGTCAAAAATATATCAAAAAGTGTAAGATGTCTAGTGCAACCCCTATGGTTTTTGATTTAGAGGTAAATCTATCATCCCTAAATACAACATCAATAAATGCAATTACAACAAATGTAAATAGATTGCAAGCAATTGTTGCAAATCCGAGTGATTATTATGTTTCAGTATCTCGCTTTATTTGTAATACTCAACAAATACCATTATGGGACCCAATTATAAATATTACATCCCCAAATAATGATGGATATAATACAATTTATAGTGTATATTTAACATATGGATTATATGCATCTCAACAAGTATATTTAAGGGTTATTAATACAAATAGCACATATGTGGCCCCACCAGTACCAACAATAACACAGCCAACAAATGCTTGGGGGTATGTATTTTCATATAATATAATTGCAGAGATGTTGAATACTGCATTAGCAACTGCATACACACAATTATTAGCAGCGGTTGCTGGTTCTTTACCAATGGATGCAAATCCCCCATACGTTTCGTGGAATCCAACTGCGCAATTATTTACAATGAATGGATTCCCAATGAGTCAATATGACCAATCAACCGGCGCTGATGTTGTGGAAATTTATTTTAATAATAGCTTTAGACAATATTTATTAGGATGGGATATTATAGGGCTAACTAATACAAGTAATCCAGATGGTAAAGATTGTTTATTAGTTTTAAAAAATACTGGGGTAAATTACTCACCACAAAATACACCGCCATCATTTTTACCAACAGACCCAACGACAACAACACTACAATATTCGCAAAATTGTCAAACATTTTTTGCATATGCAACATTAGCAAAATTGCAAATAATTGCAAGTTTACCTATTGCATTTCCAACACAAGCCGCACTTCCATTAAATTTAGTTGGGTCTGTTGGTAATGATTTACAAGTTCCTATGCTATGTGATTTTCTCGTAAATTATTCTAATTCCACATCATCTGGATTTTGTCAACCAATTTCATATTTTCCGGCATTAGATAGTTATTCCTCACCACTTCAATTATGTGGGAGCACACAATTAAATTCATTTTCAATTGGTATTTCTTGGACAAATATCGAAGGCCAAACATTTCCATTAGAAGCATTTGGAACCGTTGTTGCATCTATAAAATTAACATTTACACATGCTTCATTAATTCAGGGTAATAAACCCATTGTATCATAACACACTTTTTACCGGCCTACAAAATACTTCGTATTTTTTCGTCCTCCAAAAAGCTGGCCAAAAAATTTAATAAAAAAAAATAAATCTTAAAAGATTTTTGGTAAAGCTTTTGGAGTTCGGAGAGGCTTCGCATCGCAGAACGGTAAAAGATTATTCTATAACTTCATCTATAATTTCTTCATCAACATACCAATATTTTTTTTTCAAATATAATGACATATAATTAAATAAATCAACGGCTTCTTCACTTACTTTAAAAATTGGAGTATTATGCCTATTTCCTTCATATGTAATATCAATTATATGTTTATTAAAATAAGTATTATATATTGTTTTTATTAACATTATCGTTGATGATTTTTTAGTTAGATTTTTAAAATGAAAGTTTTCAAATATCATATCTAATATTACATCTGGTAACTTTATTTTTTTTGCAACTAAATTATGTAAACCATCTTTTGTTGGCATTATTGAATTATTAAAATATGGTTTTAGTAAATCAAATATTTTCTTAAAATTACTTTTTTTATCATATACAACTATATTAGTTGCATCCATAAAATCAAAATATTTTTTATTCCAAGCTAATTCTTTTATTTCTTTTAATTTTGCAATATCTGGCATTTCTATATTTTGATGCATTGCATACCAATCATCAATCCATAATAAATCAAAATAGAATTTTCTTAATTGTATTTGTTGCATTTGTGTTGCTGTTCCTTGGTATGTTAATGGTTTAAAATGGTCTTCTGCAACATCTTGTTCAATACTCTCAATAGAATTATATTCATAAATAATATTATTATCTTTTACTAATTGCTTAAATCTATCTTTTAAATTCTCATCAATAAATGTATCACTTTCAATAATAGTATAATGCGCCATTTTGCACATATATAAAATACTTTCTTGTAATGGTGTATATCTTTCTAATAATATATTTTTAACTAAATCACAATATATAGGGCAAAATGTGCATTCTGGACTTTCTAACATTAATGTATCATTTTTAAAATCAATATTCGTATTATATTTTTCAATAAATGTAATTTTTATTAATTCATCATTTAAGTGTCTACATCTATATGATACTTGCAAAATATCTCTTGCTGCATTCATTCCAGCAATTCCCATATATACACGGTCAAAATCTTTACCTTCATAATTTATTCCAACTGTAATTTTTGTATTTGTAATTATAAAATTTACATCTTTCCAACTTTTATTAACATCGTATAAATCCATCGTATCAACTTGGTCAATTTCGCCGTGATAATATTTTCCTCTTTTTGATGTCTCATTTTCTAACATATTCCTAAAACCTTCCATACTTAATATTCCTTTTTTAGGTTGACCGGATTTAAATGGATAAAATATAAATAATTTCTTACCTGCTTTTAGGTCTTCTATAATTTCGCAAACCCATCGTTGAAAATGATTAATAAATTGAACTTGTCTATTACTACTTTCTATATTTCGCTCAACTAATAATGGCGGATATTTTTCATATTCAACTTTTTTAATAAAATCTGTTGTTAATTTTGATGTAAATGCATCTAATAATATTACTTTGTCTGCATTTCTAATAATTCTAATGAAGTTATTCCAACACTTATATTTTGTTCTATCTAATGTTTTATTGTTAAACCATTTATTTAGTAATGTTTCAATTTCATCAATAATGACAACTTTATAATTTTTTTCTTTTATATATAATAACGAATTAATGCAAATAACTAATTTATCGCATTCATCTAATTCTTCTTTTTCTTGTTTATTTTTACATTCTTTATAAAATTTACATTCAATATTTTCTTCATTTAATCTATGTTTTGTATTCATTGCTAATGATATTAATGGCGTCATCCAAATAAATGATTCTTTATCTCGTAAATATTCTATACTTTGTGTTGTTTTACCTGAACCCATTTGTGTATTTACAATTAAATATTTGTCATCAGTCGTAAAATCATTTTGTGATAAAGTTTCAGTTTTTTTTTGTAATGCATCATCAACACCATGAATGTCAAATTGTTTTTTAAATTTTCTAAAATGTTTATTTGATATTAAATTTGGATAAAAATTTAATATTATATATCTCATAGTATCCATACTAACTTTTGGAAAATTACCAATAACATTCCAATGTTTTTGCCATCTATCTATAAATCTTTCATCGGTTGCATCTTTTACTCTTTTTTGTCTTCTCCATTCTAAAAATTGCTCAAATGTCAAATCATTATAAAAACAAAATCTTGCACATTGATGTGTATACCAATGTGCATCTTTTTCACATAATGGTAATATATTTAATAGCTCTTCTGGTGTTGCTTCGTGCAAATCAAAATTATCTAAATTATTTATAATCTTAACTGCTCGCGCTGGCATAACGGCTATATTTAATGGTTTTGTTTTTACTTTTTCAACCTTAATTGCTAATTTAACTATTTCTAATTTTTCATCTCCTTTACATTCAACTTTATCAATGTTGTCATTGCATAGCCATCGCTTATTTAAGCCATCAAAGAATGCGGTTATAATATGCTTTTTAATGTCATCGTTTCTAATAATTGCTTGTATACGTCCATCTGGTTTAGATTGATTTGGTAATTTCATATTTCTATTTTTTGTATATACTTTATTATCCCATCCCAAACCATCTACAATAATTTTAATAGTATTTCTATCATTAACTGAATTAATCAAATAGTTATTTAATACAATATGATATGATGCCTTTGCATCTGTAATTGAGCCACTAACAGCAAAATCAGAATTTGGGAATAATGCATTAATTTTACTAATATGTTCATCTAATGGTGTTGCAACTCCACCTGCTGGAATTTCTTCATCAATATCAAAATATACTTTATGTGGAAATTGATGAATTACTTCATATAAACCATTATTTGAATTAATCATTAATAATAATGCATCTGAATTACAACTTGTCCACATTCGCTTTTCTGCTGCTTTTGCATATTTTTTACTAACATGATTTAATACAACATCATCAACTGAGACTTTTAATTTGATAGCTTCATCTTGAGCGCCTCCATCTTTTGTTGCATTTCTCAACCAATCAACATTTAAAAATTTCTCAACTTTAAAAATTTCTGACATTTCACACTTTTAAAAAAAAACCTGACCAAAAATATAAATAATTTTATATGTATATTAATATAATTATTTTTTCTTTAATATAAAATAATTATTTATTTTTGCCATCTGAATTATAGCATATATATTATTATTTTATACTTTTTATTTTTTGGGAAAAAGGGGGAAACGGAAATGTTCTTATAGTAAAAATTCTGAATCCCCCTTTTTCCCAAAAAATAAAATACATAGCAACAAAGTAAAATAATAAACATATATGCTATAATTCGCATACAAAAAAAATATATAGATTGAAATATAAATCTATTTTCATTTTAGATTAGTAAAAAAATCTATAATAATTTTATATTAAATAAATATAATTATATTAATATACATATTAAATTTTTATAATGTCATTGAGTATAAAATTCATTCGTGGTTTAGAAAGTATTGGTTTATCATATAATGAAATTAAAAAATGGCAATATTGTGGTGGTAAAAGTTGGAGCGATGGTGAACATAGTATAACACGACACGAAAAGTATTTTCATCAATGTTATCCAAATGAGCAATTTCCAAAGCAAGTAAGAGAGTGTATTTGTGGGACTGATTTAATTCATAATTGTTTTATACGAGAAAATAATGAATCACCAGTTGATAGTATTTTAATTGTTGGGCAATGTTGTGTTGAAAAATTTATTGATGGTGGATTAGATAAAAGATGTGAAAAATGTGAATTACCACATAATAATATTAAAGATAATTTATGTAAAAATTGCAGAAAAATACAACATAATATTGAGCAATTAGAAAGGGCAAAACAAAGGAATTTAGAAACCGCATTACGAAGAGAGCAAAAACGAATTGAAAATGAAAAAGAAAAAGAAAGACTTTTACACGCTCAACGGTATTATTTTGATATACCATATAAAGTTAGTAATAATGTTGGAAATTATGCATATTTAAAAACTAATAAATGTAAATGGGAATCAACAATTAAGGCTTGGTATTGTAATGGAAATAAAAATAATATTGAAAATATTTTAGACCATTTTGAAGCCTATCATATTATAGATATTAAAGATTTTCAAGAAAAACGAGCAACACAATTTAAAGATTATAAAGATAAAAATTTTATCAATGATATTATGAAAGATTTAAAATTAACATTTATGGATGCAGTTGAAAATGCAAAAGAACAAAATCTTAAATTTGATAAAGAATTAAAATTATGGTATAAACAATATTAAACCTTTTACCGCTTTACAAAACCTTCGGTTTTTTCAAGCTTCAAAAGCTTCACCAAAAAATACTTTTATTTATTTATTTTTTTTCATATTAAAAAAATATATAGTAATATATATAATAAATTTTTGATATTATTTTTGGTCAGCTTTTTGGAGTTCGAAATAGAAATACGGAGTATTTCGTTTGTAGAACGGTAAAAAGTGTAAAATGGACGAAGAGCAAAAAATTGAAAAATATGATAGGTTAATGGAGCAACGGCGAAATGCTGTAAAAAAATGGAATAAAGAACATAATGATAAAGTTAAAACATATCAAAGAAAATATTATGAACTTAACCGTGAAAATATTATTAAAAAAACAACTGATAGCCGTAAATCAATTGATGGTGGGGCATCATCATATAAGGAATATCAAAGAGAATATCAGAAAAAATACAGAGAGCAAAAAAAGCAAAAGTTATTAACTGGTGAATAACTATAAATAAATATTTAAATTAAAACTTTTTTTTTGTATTATTATATACAATAATAAATTCTTTAAAACTTTTTGAATTTTGATAAATTTTAACTAAAACTATTTTTTAAAAATGGCAAACAATTCTATGAAAGTTATGAAGGTAATTGATGAGCGTATCAATGTTGAACAAGCTCCGGTTCTTATTGTAAATGAATCAACTCCAAGTGTGCAATATTCAACTATTAATGTTGCTGGTAATGCATCACTTACGCCCACTTTTACAATTCCGTGCCCCCCAAATCAAGGATTGGATAGAACCGTGACGATGGCGTTCACTGTTCAATTTTTAATTACTGGAACTAATTTGCAAGAATTTCAAGCAAATCCGGCAATTGCATTAAGAGCGTGGCCATTACATAATGCTTGCACATCTATGAATATTAATTTGGGTAATGCTGGTATTGGTATTAATCCAAGTCAATATGCAGCGGCATTATTAACTCAATGGAATTGTGATAGTCATACACAAGCAACTGATTTATCATCATTTCCATCTGCACCAGATAGATATTCAACTTATGCGGCCGCGGCATTATCAACTACATCACCATTTGATTCTGATTTTGCAGCTGTAAATTCTGATTATGCTAATACATCAAGAACTGGACAAATTACGTCTATTAATTATTATGATGGTGCATTTGTTTTAGGACAGCCAGCACCAGCAGCAATTGCTTGGGGTGCCAATGCCACTCAAATGGTCATCACGGCAACGGTTTTTGAGCCTATTGCTGCATCTCCTTTTGTATATACTGGTGTTAGAAATCCAAAGAAAGCATTTTTTGGATTAGGAAACGTCACGGTAAGTTTAAGCTTTAGTAATCTACAAAGAATGTTGAGTTTTTATGTCCCTGGGACTGCTACAATTACATCAACCCAAGGGCAATTTTTAGAACAATCTTTATTGGTCTCTTATATATCAGCATTTGAAGATAGTGTATCAAATTTTGTATCTCCTATGGCATACAATTATGCAACTCTTAGAACTGCAACATCTGTTTTTACGGTTGGGGCTTCACTTGGTGGGGTAATGGCATCCGCAACTGCTAATTCTGCCACAATGCAATTGAGTGTTGTGCCATCACACTTTTTAATATGGGCAACACCTCCATTGAGTTTTGTTGAATCGCAAACACAATCATTACCTGATTTTTGTTTTACTCTTTCAAATGCAACTATTAATTTTGCTGGTAAAGATAATATTTTAGGAACTAACTGCACACCATATCAACTATATAATATTAGTAAAAAAAATGGTTCAAATACTTCATTTTCACAATGGACTGGCAAACAAATTTTATCTTCTTCAACACAAACTAATCCAGCAAATGAACCACAATATTACGGAGGTGGTGTATTAATTTTAAAAACTAGTGAAGACTTGCGCCTTCCTGCAACAAGTTGCAGTGGTATGAATCGAGCAATTAACTTCCAAATTCAAGTGCAATGCACAAATTTAACTGATATTGATTTTGGCGCAAATTGTAATTTAAATGTTTTGGCAATCACTGATGGCGTTTGTCTTACTCAACATGGTTCTCGTGTTCAACTTATTGAGGGTGGTATTACTGAAGATATTTATAATAATGCGCCACTTGTTTCTGGATTGGAAGAATTAGCCATAAAAACCTATACAAATAATAATGGATATTCTGGAGGAAGTTGGGCATCATTTAAAAATGATATGTCAAAATTTGCTGATTACATTTCACCTGTTAGTAAACCAATTATTGGAGCATTAACAAATAAAGCCGTTGCTGGTATTGAATCTTCTGGGGCTGGTCGTATGCATCGTGGTAAAATTCGTGGCTTATTGAAAGGAATGTATTAAAAACCTTTTACCGCTTTACAAAACCTTCGGTTTTTTCAAGCTTCACCAAAAAATACTTTTAAATATTAAAAATAAATAATTTAATTTAAATTATATTTGTAATAATATATATAATAATCAAATTTGTAAAAATATTTTTTTAACAGAAAAAAAGCGTGTAAAATGCAATATCAATCACCATCTAAACAACAACTAATGGAGATGCTTCATCAATCAATGATGCAACACCAAATTGGAACTCGTCCAATGCCTAAACGTGTTATGCAACGTAGGGCACCTAAAAAACAAATGATGAGTCACGGCGGTAGCACTGGTGGTATATCTGGGTTTGGACTTATGGGCGGTGAATTATTGGGCGGTGAATTATTGGGGGGAAGAACACGAAGAAGAGTAATGGCACAACATCCTTCTGGAGGAAGTTGGGCATCATTTAAAAATGATATGTCAAAATTTGCTAATTACATTTCACCGGTTAGTAAACCAATTATTGGAGCATTAACAAATAAAGCCCTTGCTGGTATTGAATCTTCTGGGGCTGGCCGTAGAGCAAAATTACCAAAATCAGGAAGAAAAAGAGAAGTCGCTCGCGGTGATATTGTTGCAGCCGTGATGAAACAACAAAATATAAGTTTAGGTCAGGCATCCAGATATGTTAAACAACATGGTCTATATTAAATAATAACTGAATTATAGCATTTTTTTTTATATATTTTTTTTTTGGGAAAAAGGGATAAACAGAAATGTTCTTATAGTAAAAATTCTTAATCCCCCTTTTTCCCAAATACTTTTTAAAAAAAGTATATCAAAAAGAAATAACAAAAAAATAAGAACATATATGCTATAATTCTGATACATTTTATATATAATAGATTTATATAAAAATCTAAATATAAAACATTTCAAATCAATAATTATAATTTAAATTTATTTTCTTTATAATAATATAAACGAATTAAAAAAAGGTTAATACAAAATAGTTTGAAATATGTCAAAAACTTTAAGTGAATTAATAATGAAGCAATCGCTTAAGCCAAGGGCTCCAGTGATGGGCAATTTTCCAATAACTGCATTAGAAACACCACCAGTAGAAGATTTTAAAACACAATATGAACAAATTATGTATGAAAAAGCATTTAAGCAATTACGGCCAAATCCAAATGATGTAAGAAAATCAAAATCATATTGGGAGATATTAGAAGAGCAAGCAAGTGATAAAATTAGTGATGATGCCATACCAGTAAAAGATATAAAAGTAAGGCCATTAGGTGCTTTATTTGCACCATCAAGTTCATACCCATTAGGTGAAGCAAAACGCCCAGTTAAAAAAAGTGGGGCAACTGCCACTGTAAGTGCTTTATATGACCCAGCATTTGTAGCAAAACCAAAAGGGTCAAGAAGTTTATCAACATATGATTATTCATTACCATCATTTGCAAGAAGTAGAAGTTCATCAATTGATAGTGGTGATTTTAGTATTGAAGATAGTGGTCGTTCTGAAATTATAGATAATTATAGTAGTGGTTATGGTAATATTGCAAGTAATTTAGCCGGTTTAGTATCTATACCGCCAAGAAGTAGAAGTTCATCTTTTTCATCACAACAAAGTAATGTTTCTTCTTTTGCACCCAGTAATCGCACTATTACACAATATGATTTTAATCAATATGACCCATTTGTAGCACAACAATTTACACCTGGCGCGGTTCAAAACTTATACCAAGGAGAGCCTCAAGAATATTTACCAATTAGTCAATATGACCCATATGATAGTGTTTTACAAGCCGCCGCATCAATGGGGTCACGCCGTAGTAGAAGTAGTTCTTTAGCATCTGAAATATCATATGCACCATTTGAAGAAGATACTGCAGAATATGTTCAAGGTTTAAAAATACTTCCAGAACAAAGAAATACATTACTTACATTAATAGATAAAGAGGGGTTATATACTGGAGATAATCCAGCAGCAAGAAATTATTTTAATGAGACTTCTGAATTAAGTGGATTAGTTAGGTCGCCATATGAAAGTGAAAGTGATACTGAATCATTATACCCAGCATCACAATATAGTAGTAGTGCCCTAACCGGTGAGAGTGGTGTTGGAACAAGTGGATTAAATTTATATGGAACTAAACAAGGTATGATTAAGGCAAGTAGATTAGATAGAGCAACTAATTCTATATATAAAGATGATGCAGAAGTTATAGATTTAGTAAATAGTATTCCAACAATAGGCGAGGAGAGAATTACTAAAGAAATAATTAAAGAGTTATATGAGCAAGCCGCATTAGATTCAAATATTGAAAAAGGTAAAAAAGCTAAAAACAAGGCAACAAGAGATGGATTTATAGAAAGATTAAAAATGTTTAAGCCATCATATTATGGAAGACAACCAGACGATGTTAGTGTAGTTGGTAGATATAATGCTTTATTACCATCTGAGAAATCAAAAATAACAAAAGAATTAAAAAAACCAAAATATAAAATAAGTTATAGGAATATATTACCAGCAGAAAGACTAATAAGATTTCCAGAATCTAAACAAGGAGAATCTGAATATTTTAAAACTATTGAACAACAATTAACAAAAAAAGATATTGCTGATTTATTACGAGAGCAATTAATGTTAAAAAAAAGGGCAAATGTTGGGACAAAAGTTGGTGCATATGAGAAAGCCGTATCACAAAAAGCAGTTGAAAAGGCAGCAACAAAGAAAGGGTATAAAGAAGCACTTGCACAACAAGCACTTGCACAACAACCAGTGGATTTTTAGAGGGGCGTAATCCCCCTAAACTAACTGGAAAAGGTAATTGCTGTGGTGGCAAAATATCTGTGGGTAATTTATCTAAATTTTTTAAATCATCATATTCTGGGAAAAAAGCCCCAAAAAAAATAGATACTTATAATTTAGATTCTGATTTAACTAATAAATATGGTTCTGTATATTATGACCAAGATAAAAATCACGCAGTATTAACACATAAAGGAACGAGTGGAGACACTTTTTTAGATAGTGCTAAGGATTGGAGCAATAATGCTATGTATGCAGTTGGATTATATAAATATACTGATAGATATAAACAAGGAAAAAAATTACAAGATGCCACTCATAATAAATATGGTGCTCAAAATGTATCAACATTGGGCCATTCACAGGGCAGTTTGCTCGCGAGACAGCATGGCCAAAATAGTAAAGAAATAATTACATTAAACCCAGCATATAAAGGAGAAAAACCATTACATAATGAATATAATATTAGGTCATCTGGTGATGTTGTAAGTGTTGGATTACACGGAACAAATAGGGGGCATGATACATTAATACCGGCGGAAAGTTTAAATCCATTAACGGAACATAATATTGATATATTAGATAGAATTGACCAAAACCAAATGATTGGTGCAGGTATAAAAAGAAAATATAAATAATAAATAATTTAAATTAAAATATATTTCTAATAATATATATAATAATCAATTTGTAAAAAATAGTTTGTGATAAAAATAAAAGCTAACCAAAATAAAAAATGAGTGCAAAAACTATTTTTCCAGGAGGTAATACTACATTTTTACCAGCATTGGCTGGCCTTCCAAATACAACACCAGTTCCAATTTCTGTATCAACTCTTACTGCAAGTGGAGCTATTACTTCAACTGCTGGAACTGTTGGTGTTGTTGACCCTAATTCTGGGGCAATAACTTATAATACAAGTGGATTAACACTCTCAAGAAATATTAGTAATGGTCAAGATGAATATGATATTATTGCGGTAAATACACTAACTCAAAATAGTTTAAATATTTATACATCAAGTGTTAGTGTTGTTGGTGGAGTAACACAACCAACACTGGCACTGGCATCGACTGGAAATGTTACTGCAAACCGTGGTTCTATTACCGCACAAACCGGACTCACCGCCACCACTGGAAATATTACTGCAAGTGCTGGCTCTATTACCGCACAAACCGGACTCACCGCCACCACCGGAAATATCACTGCAACCACTGGAAATATTACCGCAACTGCTGGAAATATTACCGCAACTGCTGGAAATATTACAGCAACTGCTGGAGGTGTTTTTTCTGGGGGTGGATTTACTGCAAATGGTGGAGGGATTGCAATACTTAATGCTGGAGATGCTGGCCCAGCTGGTGTATATAATACAAACCACACATTAAATATTACTCAAAATCTTAGTAATGCTGAAAATGAATTTGATTTTATTGCAATTAATTCTACATCAACTGAAGGTATGGCATTTTATTGTGGTGATGCAACAGTTCCAGTAAATAATGCAACACTGCCAGCATTAAAAATTTTGATAGGTGGTATTGTACCACTTAGAATTTATGATTCTACTGGCTCAGCTGGTGCTGCTGGACAAATTTTAAGTGCTGGTGCTGCTGGTGGGAGTGTACTTTGGATAGACCCAGCATAATAAATCAAAAAAAAATAAATATATAATAATATAATATGGAATTATCTGAAATATTTTGGACTTTTGTCATAACAAGTTGTATAGCATTTGTATTATCAATGGCAAGAATGGCATACCGTTCTAAATGCGAAAATGTGGAATGTTGCGGATGTATAAAAATACAAAGAAATATAGCATTAGAAGTAGAATTAGATGAACGAACCCCACCAAGTCCCAGAGCGAATGAAAGTCAACGAGATAATAATGCATAACACTTTTAAAAAAAAATATAAAATTTTATTTTTTTATATATATACCACTTTTTAAAAATGCCAATCCCAATAAATAAAGAATTATATCAATTAGTAAAACTATATGCAGATATAGTTTATAAAAAATCAAGTGCATATAAAAGTGCATATATGCAAAAATTATATCAACAATATGGCGGAACTTATAAAGATGATAATAAAGAAAAGAAATTAAAAAGATGGCTAAACGAAAAATGGCAAGATATAGGAAATGGAGAATATCCAGTATATAGACCAACAAAAAGAATAAATAAAAATACCCCATTAACTATAAATGAAATAGATAAAACCAATTTAAAACATCAAATTAAATTAAAACAAAAAATAAAAGGGACACGCAATTTACCACCATTCAAAAAAATATAAATTTTTATAACATATGCGAAAATTTTATATTTATATATATATTTATTTTTTTATATTTATAATTGTAATAAATCTAACATATTAAATATTAGATTTATATATATAGTCATATATTATTGCATTCACACATAAAAAAAAATAACATCATTAAAATCAATTATAAATGCATTATATAATGTATATCATAGTTATTTTTTTAGATTTATTGCATATATAAATATAATCTATATATATACATTGTGTAAAATTATAATTTTACACATAATATAAATGTAATCTATATATATACATTGTATAAATCTATGTCTTTATTGTTGTATATATCATTATTATCGTATTATATACATATATAGATATATATTTATTAACTATGTTATATATTCATATTATTCATTAATATATATAAATCTAATATATTATATTTAGATTTATTACAATGATAAATATAAAAATAATTGTATATATATACATATGAAATTTTCCCCAATATACAAAAAAAAATATTTTTATTTTTTTATTTATATATATGTTTAAACCACCAATTATTATTTTATTATTTTATATTTTTATATTTTTATCTGACTCTTCTCATATGTAGCCCATAACTTTCAACTCCATATATTTCTATAAAATCATTTGCATTCTTTTCATCTTTAAGTTTAAATCTATCTGACATTATTGGCATAGATTCCATAAATTTATTTTTTATCCATCTAACCGTATATTTATTACAGTCATCTGAACATCTATCCGCAGTATATGTTTTTATACTTTCATAATCATATAGTTTTACTATAAATTGCCATTTAGTAATTTTTGATACAACTCCACATACATTCATATTCCAATACTGGTCTGTATATATAAATACTTCATCTCCAATTTTTAGATTTGCTGGGGGTGCCCATTTTGTATTATCGGCACTTATTTTATTTGTAATTTCTAATCTTTTATTTTTATCAACTTTACTAAATTGTTTATAAATTGCTTTATTATATGCTTTTCTTTCATCAATTGCGGTCATTCTGCTTTTAACATATTTTAATACCATCTTAAAATTTATTTGTAATATAGCACTTAAATCATATATACGAATTTTATTTAAAATATTAGGAACATTAATATTAATACCACCATCAACACCCATAAATTGTTTGATATTATCCCAAACTAATTCTGTAAAATAATATTGTTTAGTTGTTGCCACAATTGCAACTTCATTAATTACAACTTTTTTAATTTCATTATCTTTATTTTCATATACTGTTGCATCAAATTCAATATTGTTATCAACATAATATTTTGTTGCTGCATCTCTAATATTTTTAATATCTTTTAATAATTTTTTATGGACACTTCCTCCAACTTTAACTTTTGCATATCTTCCTGAATCTGGATTAAAATTTAATATACGTAATTTATAGCAGTTATCACTTAATAAAATATAAATTGTTTTACCCTTATCATTAATAAATTCTATAGCAGTATGTCTTGTTTCTCTAATTTTAAGCATAATATTAATATAGTCAATTACAAAATCATTGTAAGTTTCCATAAACTGTTTCTCTTCTGCGGTGAATTTATAGCCTGACATTTTTGATTGTGTTGAAAAATAAAATTAATATTAATATAAATTTTTCTATATACATAACATATTATTTCTTTAATATAAAAATCATAAAAATATTAATCAATATTTTCATCTAATAAATTATCATCTAATAAATTATTATCTAATTTTACATATCGTTCTTGTATAACTCTGGATGATGTCCCCATATCTGCAGCCGTATTTTTTAATGTATTTACTGTGTTGCTAAATTTATCACTTAAATATATATTACGCAACATACTACAACCAATTTTTTTATCAAAAATTTTATTTAATATTCTTGTTATATCATTAACCCCTAATAATGGTGTCCCATCATATTTACATAATAAGTATGGATTAATTTCTTTTTTTAATGGTGATAATTTCATATACATAGTTAATACTTCTTTTAATTTTGGGTGAACTTCAACCTCTTGGCAATGATACGTTCCGGCGGTCTTGAAATTATAAAAATAAAATTTATTTTCTTTTGGATTATAATAATTAAAATCTTTTAAATGATTTGCATCTATTGCACTTGTATCATTTACATATAACATTTTTTTATAATCTAAATTACGACGTGGAGCATGAATAGTATATAAACATAAAACAACAAATGATAATATTTCTTTCCATTGCATTTCATTTACTTTCTTTTTTCTTAATAATGGTAATGTTTTTTCAAATAATGACTCAAAAATTCTATTTACATCTTCTTGTTCTATCCAATTTTGTTTTTGTGTATCCGTCTTTATATTATTTACATCTTGCAATTCTTTATTCATTGTTTTCATTAAATCAAAATAATATTTTTTAACTCCTTCATATCCTTTTAAATCTCGCAATACTGAATTAATAGTTATAATATATGAGCGCCTAGTATTTGGCTTTAGATGTTCAATTTTTTTTAATACTTCTTCTGTATTTTTTAAAAATTTATAATTTGGAATTCCTGCTTTACTTATTTTAATGTCATCGCCATCATTCAATTTTCGCAATGTAATTGCATACATTTTTTTTGTTCCATCAGTTAATTCTTTTGCCATCTTGATTAACCTTTTACCGTCTTACAAAACCTTCGGTTTTTTCAGACTCAAAAAGCTTTACCAAAAAATATCTTTATTAAATCTAATTTTATATTTATATATATATCTATATTTTAAACAAAAAAAAAATAAATATTTATTATGCCATCTATTATTTTTGGTGAAGCTTTTGAAGCTTGAAAAAACCGCAGGTTTTGTAAAGCGGTAAAAGGTTTTTAACGACCAGTTTTATATTTGGTAAAATAAAATTTTAATTCGTTTTCAGTTGCATCTATTTTTCTTAAATAGAATCCATTTTTTTTAATTATTCTTGTATGTGAATGTTTATTATTTTCATAAACTTTAACTGTAAATGATGCCGTATTAATTTTTGAAACTATTCCAATTTCTGAATCTTTTTCAAAAACATAATATCTAAATAATAATATAGTTTCTCCAATTTTTAAACCTTCTGGAATTTTAAATAATTCATTTTCATATCTATTAATAACTGATTCACAAAATTGTTTTCGTGTTGCTAATTTAGCATTTTTACTAACAGGCTCATCGCATATATAATGCCTCGTTGCAATTATTCTCAAATTATTATAAAATGATTTTTGTTGTGAACCAGTTTTTGGGCATAATTGATGTCCGAAATTAAATCGATTAGATTCATATAATGCTTTACTTGATATTTTTTCCATAATATTTGGAAGTCTTAAATCAATACCATATATTCCCATATAATCCTTTATAATTTCCCAAATATCATCACAAAATTTATATTTTTTAATAACAATAGTTTCAGTGAAAATTTCAGCCATTTTAAAAGTGATTGTATGAAAAATTTATATTAATATTAATATTATTTTTTCTATATACATAACATTTTATTTCTTTAATATAAAAAATTTATATTAATATTTATCTGAATTATAGCATATATGTTTTTATATATTTTTTTAGCATATAATGCTTTTGGGAAAAAGGGGGATTAAGAATTTTTATTATAAGAACATTTCTATTTATCCCTTTTTCCCAAAAGCATTATATGCTAAAAAAAATATAAAAACATATATGCTATAATTCGCCGTCCAAATAAAGTGTTTTTAAACTGGATTTGAATCCAACTTCTTGAGTTCCTGTAGGGTATTTATGGTAATGGTGATAAAGGAGCGTAAACAAATTCTTGAGTACCATTTGCCGTAATTATTCCGAATTTTTGTAATATGAATTCAGTGCAATTAATAACTGATGACGATGAAGTTGAAATTGCAAAGAATAATACTTCTTCTGTGGATGCATATGTTCCAGCTGGATTTGG